CTAGCCTTGGTAATGCTTTGGGGCATCTGACGTTCCGCCGAAAACCACGGCCGCCTGTTGATGCCACGACAGCGCCGCGCATTCAGTCATATGCATGACCGTCACGGCCGATGCCTCGCGCCCGCAGGCCAGCCGTTTCAGCACCTCCGGTGCCAAGTACGCCAGCCGCAACTGGCGGCTGACATGGCGTTCGGCCAGACCGACGGCTTCGGCCAGTTCCTGGATCGTGCTGAACTCGCCAGCGTCCATGCGCCGCCGCCAGCCCCAGGCCCGGCCGATGGCGCGCAGTATATGCGGGTCTTGGGCTTGGTCCTCGCTTGGTCTGTAATCGGCGGGCGGCATTATTTTCGGCCGACCGTTCTTTTTGCGGACCGTCAGCGGGATCAGCACGCGGATCGTGTCATTGGCCTTCGTCATTCTGCCGCCTCCAGATTGCGCGGCGTGACCATCTCGCGGATGACGCCTGCGATCCCTTCGCGCCTGATGTCCACCTCCAAGCCGTCGGCTGTGACGGTGACACGACGGATTAGAAGCTGGATGATCCGTGCCTGCTCGGCTGGGAACAGCTGCGCCCAGAGCGCGGTGAACTCATGCAGTGCCCCGATGATGTCGGCCTCAGAAATCGCGCCATTTTCCATCTTCAGGGCCGCAATCACCTGTGTCACCACCTCCGGCGTTTGCAGAATACGGCGGACCTCGGTCACGACCGCGTCCTCAACCATTCCGGCCGCCAGCCGCATCGGGGCGGTCTCTTCGCCGGTCTCGCGGTTCCGGATGACGTCCATTGACACATAGTAGCGGTAAAGCTTCGCGCCCTTTTTCGTACTTGTGGGCGTCATGGCCGCGCCGGTTTCGCTGAAGATCAGCCCCTTCAAAAGCGCAGGTGTCTGCGACCGGCTGTTATTGGCACGTTTGCGCGGGCTTTCCTGCAGGATGGCGTGCGCCCGATCCCAGAGGTCCTCGTCGATGATGGCGTCGTGCTCGCCGGGATAAGCCTTGCCCTTGTGGACGGCTTCACCACGATAAACGCGGTTGTTCAGGAGCCGATAGAGGTAGCCCTTGTCGATCAGCGTACCCTGCTTGTTGCGGAAGCCGTCGCGGCGGAGTTCGCGCGCCAGGACCGTGGCGGACCCGAGTTCGACAAACCGCTCGAAGATGCGCCGGACCGATGCGGCTTCGGCATCGTTCACCAACAGTTTGCGATCCTGCACATCATAACCCAGCGGAACATAGCCACCCATCCAGATCCCGCGTTTGCGCGATGCCGCCACCTTGTCGCGAATGCGTTCGCCGATGACCTCGCGTTCGAACTGGGCAAATGACAGCAGGATGTTCAGCGTCAGCCGCCCCATCGACGTGGTGGTATTGAACGACTGCGTGACCGAGACGAAGGTGACGCCATTGCGGTCGAAGATCTCAACCAGCTTAGAAAAATCCATCAGCGACCGCGACAGACGGTCGATCTTGTAAACCACGACCACGTCGATCAACCCGTCGTCGATGTCGGCCAGAAGCTGCTTGAGACCTGGACGTTCGAGGGTGCCACCGGAAAAACCGCCATCGTCGTAACGTTCGCGGGTCGCAACCCAGCCCTCGGATCGCTGGCTGGCGATATAGGCTTCGCAGGCCTCCCGCTGGGCATCGAGGCTATTGAATTCCATGTCGAGCCCTTCCTCGCTCGACTTGCGGGTGTAGATGGCACAGCGCAGGCGGCGGTTGGGGCGGGCGTTGATGTCCATCATGCCTCCTCCCGTTTGCGTTCACGCAGGCCGAAGAAGCGATAGCCATTCCAGCGCGTTCCGGTGATGGCACGGGCCACGGCCGAGAGCGATTTGAACTTCCGGCCCTGCCAGTCGAAACCGTCTTTCAGGACGATCACCGTCTGCTCGACCCCGTCCCATTCCCGGATGAGCTTGGTGCCTATGACTGGATTGCGCGGATCGGCGATCTGGTTTTTCCTCCGGGCGACACCCTCAACCTCATCGGCCAGCAGATCCAACATGCGGCGCGTTTCCCGGTCGGGGCCGCCGTAGGTCAGTTCTTGGATGCGATAGGCGATGCGGATTTCTAAAAAGGTCCTGCTGTTGTTCGGCGCGGCGCTGCCGATGAGCTTTTCCCATTCAGCCTTCAGGTCTTTGACCGACATGGTCTTCAAAGCGGCCAGGCGGGCCAGGACGGTTTGATCCATCGCTCCGTCCTGCCCAGGTTTTTTAGGGGTTATCTTATTGTGATGCTTCATCAATTCCTCCGATGCGGATACGTTTTGTCCGACGACCACCGCTCTTTCGGGGCGAGAAGTCCACGAAACTGTCTCCGCCTTCGGCAGATAAAGAACTGGCGTTTTCGGCGTTCAGGCGAATGACGCCAGCCGCCAGAATACGACCGAGTTCTTCGAGGCGCGCGTCCGCTGACATGCGCTCAGGACAAAGAGGATTAGGACCCGAAATCGGGCCTGATGTGATGCTGGACATGGCGACTTTTCGCGATTGGAATGATGCCGTCAATGTATCTCGAAATCAGGAAATCACAAGCAATTCAATAATTTAAGGACAGCATCGACCTGCGCGTAGAGCCGCGTATTTCTGCGCAATGACTATGCGCCCGTAGGGGGTGCCAATTGGAGTCACAGAGCCGAATCAGCCTGTGCGACCATCCATGAATTTGTCGAATGTATCGATGGTCTGCTCTTCTTCCAGCTCGGCCATTTCCCAGCGGGATGGAGCGCGGTCAGGATAAAGCAGCAGCGAGATCGTCATCTGGTCGTTGCGGGGCGAGAACACCGTCATTTCATGGACAGGCTCAGATCCCAACCAGACACCTGCCGGATGGAGGTGACCATGGCGACAAGTATCCCAGTCCACCTCCTGCGCGGCCAAGGAGGCGGCTGGCATCTCGGTCACGGTTTGCCGCGCCCTGTAAAAGACGCCGGATTTCAGCAACGGCTCGCTGGACCATGCCCAGTCGATGAATCCCTCCTTGCCTACCACGATCATCGCCCGTTTGTCGGTGATGGTCATCCATTTCAGGATCGCCGCCGTGAGCGACACGGCATAGCGGTCGGCCAAATCAGTCATCACATCGATATCGATGACGCGTCCCTTGATCTGCTCACGGAAATCGTCGAGCGGCATCAACAGGTAGGAGGCGAAGGTATTGGCCTCACCTTCGATCTTGTTCCGGCCCTCATCCCAGTCAGCCATGTTGCGGTTGCTACATTCGAGGCCGTTGGGATTGGTCTGCCGGTGCAGCAGGTAGTGGCCCAGTTCATGGGCCAACGTGAAGTTCCGCCGCCCCGGCGAACGGATGGTCTCATTGTAAATGATACCCCACTCACCGGAACCGTTGGGGTGCGGCATCAACATGCCTTCCACGCCTTTAGACATTTCCAGCCCGCCGACCATGGTGATCGGCGCGTCCGGAAACACCTGTCGCGAAAAATCCTGCGCCAGCGCCGCCACATCGATCGGAAACCGCGGCAGCCCATGCGCCGCCTGATATAGCGACAGGATCTGCGTAAGGCGGATCGCCCATCCTTGGGGCGTCGTCGGCAGGCTCAATCCTTCTTTCCCCACATATCGATCATCTGATTGATCTTCGCCTGGTCGTCCGGGGCTAGTTTGCTGAATTTGCGAAAGAAGGCCTCCTTCAGAACTGCGTCTCCGGGCTCCTCACTTTCATCCAGCAGATAATCGGTGGTGACCTCGAGGGCCTGAGCGATCCGTGTCAGTTTTTCTCCGGACGGCTTTCGTGCGTCGCGGTTTTCCAATTCCCAGATATAGCTCTTGCTCGAGTCGGTCAGTTCCGCGAGCTTGTCGAGGGAGTATCCCTTTTCCTGGCGGTGGCGCTTGATCTTGGCACCGAGGGACGTGGTCATCGTATCATCCTTGTTTTCCTTGGTTGCAGGAAGCTTGTTCGGTATGCCGAACAAAATCGTAGCGCGCAAGTAGACGTGGCGTTTTGTTCGGTCTACACCGAACGCCTGCGTATCGCTTTGCGTCGATTCCCTCCTCATCATGGCCAAGAAAGGGCTCCCATGACCGCTATTGCCGCCTTCCTCCGCAAGACCCCCGTCCCCCGACTGCAAGACTATTTCACGGGTTCAGGGTTCACGTCCCTTGCGCCGGTCGATTGGACCAGACCTGAGTCGGAGGTTGTCGAGCCCCTGATCAAGGCTGTCGACGACATGAACGATGACGAAAAACAGCGCGTTGTCATGAATGCCGGTCAGGTCGCAGCCCTTGCCGATGAGCCCGGCCAGAACGCCCTGCAGAATGTCGTTATTGACCGGGCAGTGTTCGACACGTTGGAGGGGGCGAACAACCGGTCGCTTTGGGTGTTTCTGAATGAACCGGACCAGTTCCGAAAGGCAGAAGAGGTCCGCTACAACGATGAACGGCGCCGGGGCCGGTCCTGGAGCGGCTTTGAAGTTGAGAAAGACCGCGCCGTCCGCCGGGATGCCGTCTCGGTTGCTGCCTTCACCAAGGCGATCCGTGACCGTTTCGCAACGCCGCATGTCCATGTTGATGTTTTCGACCGCCACCGCGTCATCCTTGATGATCAGGAATGCGATCTCGTCCAGATCGCAGTTTATCGCGAAGGACGGCCGGAAGACATGTTGGAGTTCGACGCGAACAGCACGTTGTCGCGGCGCATCGTGAAGCCGGTTTTCGAGGCGGCGCTGACCTATGAGGCCGATACCGGCGTTATCGAGGTGGTGGCCAACACGCTGGAAGACCGGAAGGACCTGACCGCGTTTATGGCGCGTGATCTGCTGGGGATCGTTTTTGACGAAAAACACATCCCCCTGCGGGAATACGATCTCAGCATGCTGCTCAAGCCCTTCGATTTCCCGACTGATATCGAGGACGGGATCACGGGCGTCACCGTGAAGGAACTGCGTTTCATGGAAGTTGGCGAGCGCAACGAGCGGATCACGCTGGAATCCATGTCGGGTGCCGACCGCTCTGTCTGGGAGATGGCGGAAAAGCGGATCGGCTTGGATATCGGTGGCACCGGACATGTGCTGCCGATCGCGACCGAAGTGCCGGAATGGGTCATCACGCGCGCACGGTTCACGATCAAGTTCCACCCGGGCGCAAGCGGCGGCCGGGGAAAATCCCTGACGCTCAAAGTCACAATGCCTCATGGCTGTAGCCTGAAGGACATGACCCCACATGAGCGTCTGATCGGCGAAAAGTATCTGCGCCGTTGGGGCATCCTGACCGACACCGCAGATATCGGCGACCTCATTGAGTAAGCGGGCAGTAGACCTGTTGTTGCAGGTGATGGAAACCCGTGCTGCCAAGGTGCAAGGGGCGACATTGCGGCAGATAGCGCCTCGGGCAACGGATCAGTTGCTCGGGGCTAAGCTGCTGGTGGCGTCCGGGCTTATCCCGGTCGTCACAGCGATGGACAACTTCGAGGATGAGCCCATCCCGGCGGAGTGGTGTGCCGAACGCAGACAGTACGGCTATCTTAACAGTGTCGGTCGCTGGATAACGGTCGACCCAGAGGATATCGCCGCGCTGGCGGTCGATTATCCGTTGATCTTTGCCAAGTTGCTGGTCGCGTTTGATCGTGCTGGGCCGCCACGCCCGGCACCATTAATTGACGGCTTTGCTTGGGATATTGGAACTATCAGGCTGGCAGGGGCGAAAGCTCCGGTGCCGGTCTGGTACGCGCGCCGCCTCGCCGATGCTTCTGTTTGGGACAAGATTAATGCCCTTCTGGAACGCAGGCCGCCAGACGACGTGCGTGTCGTCCTGACCTCGACACCAGGCGATCGTATCCCATTGACGGCGAACAAGCGGAACATCGTCGTCAGCATTGCCGATGTGGCCAGCGCACCTGGCAAGCTCGCGATCTCGCCGCAGGCGCTTGGTGCCCGTGTGTTTCCAGGCCAGGTTCAGCGCAAGTTCCCGATCGACCATTCGGATGATTGCGGGATCGTCTGGCATCGGGACGAAACTCTGACATTCGGTGGGGATAAACAGCGCCGCTTTCTGCAGATACTATTTGAAGCCTACTGGTCGAATTCACAGGTGCTGCGCTTGGCGGCAGTTCTGGAAGAGGCGGGTTATGGCGGCAAGGTGAACACGTTGAAGAAAGCTTTTGGTCGCAGCGCCGAAAAATGGCGGTTCATCAAGGTTGACGACGGAAACTGCTGGATCAACCCCTAATCCACCACCCTCAAATTATTTTGGCAAAAAGCCGTCCTTCGGGGCGGCTTTTTTTTCATTTATGGCCAGCCATTTTCACTGCCTCCCAGTTTGCCTCCCGCCTGCCTCCACGGTGCCTCCCACTCCCTCAGCAATATTGGCCCCGCAAGTGTTCGCAAAAACCCCAAGGAGGTTCACATGGCGCTAAGACACCTTTCCCAGATCGAGCTGGCGGCTCGCTGGAACATCTCGCACCGCACACTGGAGCGGTGGCGGTACACGGGCGAAGGCCCGAAATTCATCAAACTCGGCGGCCGGGTCATCTACCGGCTCGAAGATGTCGAGGGCTTTGAGGCCGAGCAAATCCGTGGCGCTGACCACGAGCCCCACCGCCCGATGTCGGCGTGAGAGGGGACGACATGACAATTTCAAACCATATTACACTGGCCGATATCCACTGCATGCCGGTTGGTCAGATCGCGGCACTGCCTGCGGATCAGCTGGCAATGCTGAAGGATGCTGCCGATCAGCAGTTCACCCAAGCCAAGATGGTCTCGGATTGGCTCGATGGTGCCATCTCACTGAAATACGCTGACCGTGCTGCCGAATGCCGCGCTGAGGCGGGCAAGGACACGGGCACGATCCGCTTTGAAGATGACGGCGTCACCGTAATTACTGATCTGGCGAAACGGATCGACTGGGATCAGGCGAAACTCGCCCAGATCGCCGAAAGCATCGCTTCGTCTGGCGAAGACCCGGATGAGTTCATCGACACCAAGCTGTCGGTCTCCGAGCGCAAATACAGCGCGCTGCCAGAAAGCTGGCGCAAGGGTTTTGAACCTGCGCGCACCGTCCGGACCGGCAAACCAAAGTTTCGGTTTGAACCGAACGGGGGTGCAGCATGACGGCACTGCTTCCCATTCCCGGAAACGATATGAGCCTTCCCGGCATGATCGATCGCGCGGCCAGCATGCTCTCGAACGCGAAGACCTCGGCGGAGGTTCTGGAGGCACGCGAGGCAGCGGGCCTTGTTTATGACACGGCGAAACGCGCAGCCCGGTTGGGCCGGGCCAAAGCCGCGCATGACGACCTGGTTGCGGCGGCACATCGTGCGCAGGCCCATGCACTGGAGATCGAGGCAGCCGCAAAGCGCCGACTGGCTGATGAATATGATGGTGCACAGGCAGATGGTGACGTTGGACGACAAGGTGCCAGGACTGACCTCGTTCGCGATGCGAACGAAGTTGTGCCAAGTGCCGCCGACCTTGGACTGAACCGACGCGAGATCCACGAAGCACGTCTGCTCAGAGATGCAGAAGCAGCGGAACCAGGCTTGATCCGGCGTGCGCTAGATGAGCGTCTCGACCGGGGCGAGGAACCCACGCGGTCTGCGGTCCGCCGCGCGGCAGATGATCGGCTGCAACGCTCGATTGACCGGCTGCAGCGGGTGCAGGACAGCGTCCAGCGCCTTGAAGAGGATCGCCCGCCGCCGCTTACGTCGGAGGAACGGGCGCGCCAGACCGCGGTGTTCGGAACGCAAGAGGATCGTGCGATCTGCGGTCGGATCGAAGAGATCATCGAGCGCATCGATGAACAACCGAACCCTGCGGAGGCAGTACGCCGCGTACCGCCCGCTTCTCGTCATGCCATTGACACAGCGCCGATCCGGCGCGCGGCGGCTTGGCTCAATGACTTCAGCACCCTTTACGAACAGGAGGTCCAGAATGGGACATATGCGACTGAATGATGTTGTCGCCGAGATTATCGGTGACGTGATGGCTGGCCATGCGGTCAATAAGCGCCAGGCTGCTGTCAAGCGTTGGGATGATATCGATGCGGACGGGCAGTATCTCGCCGGGATCGATGGTGTTGTCACCCGTATCGACACAAGGGCACGCCGCCTGAAGCTCAAAGCAGAGCAAGCCGCTGCGCCGGATCAGGCGGAACTGCCGTTTTCATTGCCAGCGGCCGTTGCCATGGATCTTGAAGGTACGACGCTGGTGTCGACCCGCCAATTGACGCGCACCGAATTTGCCCGAGCCATCGAGATCCGGCACCGCCAAATTGCCAATGACAGTGCGGCTTTGCGCGAATGGCGCGAAGCGTTGCGTCAGGCTGATCAGTTTTGGGTGGATAACCCGACCTGGCGCTTTGGCGACTGTCTCACCGCCATCCTGACCCAGAACGGTTTGCCCCATCTCAGCGGCAAGGAGGCTGCGCAATGAACACGCTTCCTCCCATTTCCCGCGATCCGGCCGCCGATCTCGATCTGCTTGAAGACGCGCGGCGCGCCATGCGGCGCAAAGCATTGGAGTGCCTCGCTGAGGCCGACCGGCTCGATGCGCTCTACGTGGCCGTGACCTCCACGCCGGCAGGCGGTTCGCAGCCTGATTTCGACACAGATCCTGACGGAGACCCAAACTGATGGCCATTTCTCTCGCATCCCTGCGCAACAACACGGCGCTGACGCCTCCACGGATCCTGATGCACGGCGTTGCCGGTGTTGGCAAATCCACCTTTGCGGCGGAATCTGACAGGCCTGTGTTCATCATGACCGAAGACGGGCTTGGCAAGCTGCAGGTCCCGCATTTCCCCCTGGCGACCAGCTATGTCGAGGTGGCGGAAGCGCTGGACGCCTTGATTGAGGAAGATCACGACTATGGCACGGTTGTCGTGGACAGCGTCGACTGGTTGGAGCCGCTGATCTGGGCAGAAGCCTGCAAACGCAACGGCTGGCAGTCGATCGAAACGCCCGGGTTCGGCAAGGGCTATGCCGAAGCACTGACCGTGTGGCGTGAATATCTCGACAAGCTGAACGCGCTTCGCGACCGCAAGGGCATGGCGGTCATCCAGATTGCCCATACCGATATCAAGCGGTTCGACAGCCCCGAGCACGAACCCTACGACCGGTATGTCATCAAGCTGCAGACCCGCGCTTCAGCGCTGCTGCAGGAGCATTCGGATGTAGTGCTGTTCGCAAATTACCGGATCTCGGTCGCCAAATCCGATGTCGGCTTCAACAAGAAGGTGACTCGGGCGCTCGGGTCCGGTGCGCGCGTCATGCACACCGAAGAGCGCCCCGCCTTTCTCGCCAAAAACCGTTACGGCCTGCCGGACACGCTCGATCTCAGCTGGGCCGAGTTCATGGCGGCCATGCCCCAATCCGAATGATTCACCTGAAAGGACACGACCATGGCACGTTTTGATACGTCATTTGACGCCACCAGCGTTGAACCCACCACACCCTACGAGCTTCTGCCCGCCGGAAAATACCGCGCCCAGATCGTCGAGAGCGAGATGCGCGTGACCCGCAATGGCATGGGTCAGTTTCTTTGGCTGATGCTGGATATTCTGGATGGCCCATACAAGGGGCGGAAGATTTTCGACCAGTTGAACCTGGTGAACCCGAACCCGACCACGGTCGAGATCGCGCAGCGCACGCTGTCTGCCATCTGCCATGCGACGGGCAGGATGCATGTCAGCGACAGCGAGGAGTTACATCTGATCCCGATGACGATCCAGGTGAAGATCAAGCCGCCAAAGAACGGCTACGGCGAAAGCAACGCCATCGCCTATCTGCCGCCCGAAGGTGGGGGATCTCCAGCCGCTGCCGCAAAGCCTGCTGCAACGCCAGCGGCTCCGCCCACAATGCAGGCCGCCGCGCCCGCCAAGATGGCTTCGGCACCCTGGAACAAGAAGGGCTGATGATCCGCGCTGCTCCGCTCCCGTTTGCCGGGGCAGCGCCCAAACCCATCTGAGGATATTCCCATGACTGACCTGAACAACACAGCCCCTGTGGCTGTGATCAGCCCCGGCTTGCCTGATGACCAGCGCCGGTTGATCGACCTCGACGACGATATTGCCAAGATTCGCACACAGATCGCGACCGCCGATCTTGCACGCCAGCGCGGCCAAAAGCCCATTGATCCTGACTGGTTCCACCGGGCCCGCACCGCGCTGCGCCACCTGTGCCGCGAACGGGCAGAACTGCTCGCGAAAGGCACCGGTCGTCGGCGCCGTGAAAAGCTGAAGGATGCCCTGATCGGCCTGCTGCGTGAGCGCCATGACCCCGAAACCTGGAACGGCATTCTGTCTGAGGCCCAAGCCCGCAGCGAACGGGAGGGGTTGTGATGGCTGATCTGCCCGCACCGCCCACGCCAACACTTACGGCGATCTATGGCGATTATGAGGCCCGCCAGGGCGATGGCTTCCGCGATCACCTCGGCGCGTCGATCATCGGTAAATCCTGTCCACGCGCACTCTGGTATGATTTCCGCTGGGTCACACCGTCACGCTTTTCCGGCCGTCTGCTGCGCTTGTTTGAGACCGGGCAACAGGAAGAGGACCGTATGGTGTGCAACCTGCGCGCCACCGGCGCGACCGTGCTGGAGGTCGATCCGGAAACAGGGCGGCAAATCCGCGTCGAGGCCCATGGTGGGCATTTCGGCGGCTCTTTGGACGGCGTGGCGCTCGGGTTGCTTGAGGCCCCAAAAACCTGGCACGTGCTAGAGTTCAAGACGCACGGCGCAAAGAGCTATGCGGATCTGAGCGCGAAGGGCGTGGCGCTGTCCAAGCCCCAGCACGCCGCGCAGATGCAGATCTACATGCACCTGACCGGTATCACGCGTGCGCTCTACATGGCGGTCTGCAAGAACACTGACGCGCTGCATATCGAGCGGATCGATGCTGACAGCGCGATGGCAGAACGCCTGTTGGAAAAGGCTGGCCGAGTCATCTTCGCCCAGCATCCGCCTGCGCGGATCAGCGAGGCCCCCAGCTGGTTCGAATGCCGTTTTTGCGATCACCGTGCTGCTTGCCACGACGGTGGCGGTGCTGCCGTGACCTGCCGGTCATGCCTGCACGCGACGCCGATCGAAGGCGGATGGCACTGCGCCCGCCACGACCGAATGCTCGCGCCTGCCGAGCAGCGCGCCGCCTGCGGCAAACATCTCTTCAACCCCGATCTCGTGCCGGGTGAGGTCATCGATGCGGGAGACGACATTGTCACCTACCGCATGGGCGATGGCTCCTCCTGGTCAAATGACGCCCGTACAACGGAGGGCAAACGATGAGACCCTCAAAAATTAGCATCGGCCAGAAATTTGGACGGCTTACGATTATTGCTGATAGCGGCGCGCGGAATCGAAAAGGCGAAATTGCATGGAGTTGTATTTGTGACTGTGGCGCGCACCACCGTGCCACGAGCGGCAATTTAAGCTCTGGAAGTGTTCGTTCCTGCGGGTGTCTCGCACGCGAGTTGACTTCAGCACGCCGAAAGAAAAGCCGCCAACCTCCAAAAGTTTGCCAATATCCAGACTGCAAAGCGACAATTGAGAAGGGCGGAAAGGGTTACTGTGGCCTGCATGCCCAGAGAATTCGGAGACACGGGGACCCGAGCTACGTCACGCCAGAAAACGTTCGCCGGGAGCGTAATCGTGCGGCTCTACTGCACCGTTTCCCGTCAGTAAAGCCATCAACTTATCGCAAGCTTTTTGGCCGTCATGAACATCGAGTGATTGCTGAGGAGAAGGCTGGTCGGACCCTCAGGCCGGATGAGCATGTGCATCACAAAGATCACGACAAACAAAACAACGCGCCAGAAAATCTAGAAGTGCTGCCAGCACGAGAGCACCTGGCTTTGCATGCCGCACTGAGAAAGAAATCAAAATGCTGACCCTGCGCCCATATCAAAAAGCTGCAATTTCCGCGATCTACAAATACTACGAGAACAAATCTGGCAACTGTTGCATTGTGATCCCGACCGCTGGAGGCAAGTCGCTCGTCATGGCCGCCTTCATCGAAGGCGTGCTGAAAGCCTGGCCCGATCAGCGCATCCTGATCGTGACCCATGTCCGCGAGTTGATCGCCCAGAACCATGCTGAGATGATCGGGCTCTGGCCAGCGGCTCCCGCGGGTATTTATTCGGCGGGTCTGGGCAAGCGCGAGGCGCAAGCCCGCGTCTTGTTTGCAGGCATCCAGTCCATTCACCGTCGCGCGCGGGAAATCGGCCACACTGATCTGGTGCTGATCGACGAAGCCCATCTCATCCCGGGCAATTCCAGCACGATGTATCGGCAATTTCTCGACGGTCTGGCGCAGATCAACCCGGCGTTGAAGGTGATTGGTCTGACCGCCACGCCGTTCCGGACGGACAGCGGCATGTTGCATGAAGGCAAGAACGCGCTCTTCACCGATATCGCCTTCGAGGCTCCGGTGCGCGAGCTGATAGATCAGGGCTACCTCAGTCCGCTGGTCTCAAAACAGCCTTCCACGCGGCTGGATGTCTCGAAGGTTGGTACACGTGCGGGGGATTTCATTGCGCGCGATCTGGCAGCCGCAGTCGATCAGGAAGCGACGACGCGGGCGGCCGTTGCCGAGATCATCACCCATGGAAAAGACCGCAAATCCTGGCTGGCCTTTTGCTCGGGCGTGGATCACGCGCGTCATGTGGCCGAGGAGTTCGCCCGCCAAGGCATCACCTGCCGCACGATCTTCGGCGAAACACCAAAGGACGAGCGCGATGCCATTATCGCGGCCTTCAAACGCGGTGAGATCCGCGCGCTGGCTTCAATGGGCGTGCTGACCACCGGCTTCAACGCGCCCGGCGTCGATCTCATTGCGCTCCTGCGTCCGACGCAGTCGGCCGGGCTCTACGTGCAGATGGTGGGTCGTGGCACGCGTCTGGCTCCGGGCAAGGAAAACTGCCTGGTGCTCGACTTTGCGGGCAATGTGCGCCGCCACGGGCCGATTGATTTGGTACGCCCCAAACGCCCGGGCGATGGCGGGGGTGGTGAAGCCCCCACAAAGGTCTGCCCCGCGTGCGACAGCATCATCGCGCTCTCGGCAACGGAATGCTCGGACTGCGGCTATGTCTTCCCAGCACGTGAGGTGAAGATCGCACCAACCGCCGCTGCCCTGCCAGTTCTGTCACCAAAAGCGCCGCAATGGCTACCGGTCCATGGCGTCTCCTACAGCCGCCACGACAAGCTGGGCGGGCTTCCTTCGCTCAAGGTGACCTATAGCTCTGGGCTCAAATCCTACAGCGAATGGGTCTGCATCGAGCATCGGGGCTATGCGCGCCAAAAGGCGGCGGACTGGTGGCGCAAGCGCGCGCCCGGTCTGCCCATACCGCTCAGCGTCGATGAAGCCATCCTTCAAGCTGGTGAACTCGCACGCCCCAGCGCGATCTCGGTCCGTCCCTCGGGCCGCTATTTTGAAATCTCCGGTTACAGGTTCGATCCATGCGACAAACCCACCCCGGCCTCTGCGCCGCCTGCCACCGGCAACCTCGCGGCTTTGGCTGGTTCAATGCGGGTTTCTCCGTCTCTGACCGCCGGCGGGACGCAAGTCGCAAGCACCTCTGTTCTCGCGCCTGCCAGGACATCTGTCACGGGAGGAAGGGCATGATCGATCCCACCCCGAACGAGAGCGAGGCGATGACTGTCGGCGGACAACAGGGCGGCGAATACCTCGAGAGCATTGGCAAATCTGATCTCGCCATGCTGACCGAGACCGAGTGGGACCGCTTTCTTGATGCGGTCGTCACCGGCTATTGCGACCACCTGCGCGAGCTTGCGGGCAAAGACCGAACGCGGCTCGACGCCATGATCCCCGAGGTGCCCTTCTGATGGCTGATATATCCAACATGGCGCGATTTGGCGCGCGTCTTGTCACCAATGGCTATGCCATTCTGCCGATCAGCCCGGGCACCAAAAAGCCCGGACAGTTCAAGCGCGGGGCCTGGGCGGATTATCCGGAATGGAACCGGCATGCAGAACGCTCGACAACCGAGGTCGAAATCGCGACCTGGTCGGCCTGGCCCGATTGCGGCATCGGGATCGTCGGCGGCGCGGTTGCTGCGGTCGATATCGACATCGTCAAGGATGGTGAACTGGCGCTCCAGATCGAGCAACTGGCGCGCGACCGGCTGGGTGACACGCGAGCCCTGCGGATCGGAAAGGCACCAAAGCGCATGTTGATCTATCGCACTGCCGCGCCATTCCGCGGCATCAAGCGCCATCCGTTGGAGGTTCTCTGCCTTGGCCAGCAATTCGTCGCCTATGCCATCCATCCGGACACTGGCGCGCCTTATGCCTGGCCGGATGAAGGCTTGGCCGATCTCGACATCACCGATCTGCCAGAAATCACCGCGGAGGCTGCAGCGGCGTTTCTGGAGGAGGCCTATGCACTGCTGCCCGAGGCCCTGCGGCAGCGTGGCCTCAATACGGCATCACCTGCCACGGAGCACCTGCGCGCCCATAGCCAAGTGGGCACATTGCCAGCCATTGCATCGGCCCTCGCATGGTTGCCCAATGCCGAGCTGGATTATGACAGCTGGATGCGGATTGGTATGGCGCTGAAAGGTGCGCTTGGCGAAGCCGGGGCCGATGTATTCGTCGACTGGTCGGCGCAGGCGGCGAAGGATGTGCCTGCAGCCACGGCCAAGGCTTGGGCCAGCTTCAAGCCGGACCGGATCGGCGCAGGTACGATCTATCACCTCGCGATGGAGCGCGGATGGCAGCCCGGCGGCGATATGCGCCTTGATGGCGCTGCGTCTTGCGATGGCGCGCATCCGGCGGCAGAGCTGTTGTCGCGATTGGACGTTCAGTCCAACCAAAGCGTTGACACACCGACAAACCCGCCATTCACGCTCGTGATGCCGGACGGGCTGGTGGGTGGGCTGACGGAGTACATGCTCTCGACAGCCCGGCGGCCCCAGCCGCTTTTGTCACTCGGGGCCAGCCTTTGTGCGATCGGCGCGCTAATGGGGCGGCAATATCGCACGGAGAGCAACCTGCGTTCGAACCTCTATGTCGTCGGCATTGCCGATAGTGGATCGGGCAAGAACCACGCCCGCGAAATCATCAACGAGGTCTTCTTCGAGGCGGGCTTGGCCCATCACCTTGGTGGCAACAAGATCGCCTCCGGCGCCGGGCTCCTGACCGCGCTGCACCGCCAGCCTGCGATCCTGTTCCAAATCGACGAATTCGGCATGTTTCTCGCGGCCGCCGCAGATCGTAAACGCAGCCCGCGGCACATCACCGAAATCCTCGACAACATGACCGAACTCTTCACGGCGGCAGGTGGCATCTTCCTCGGTGCAGAATATGCCAACCGGGACGGGTCGAACGAGCGGCGCGACATCGTCCAGCCCTGTCTTTGCGTCTACGGCACAACGACGCCACTGCATTTCTGGGGCGCGCTGCAGGGCGCAAACGTCGTCGATGGCTCGCTTGCACGTTTCCTGATCCTGCCCAGCGACGAGGATTACCCAGACGAGAACATCGCGGTTGGTATCCGGCAGGCCGCACCTGCGCTGATCCGGGGCCTGAAGCGCGTGGCAACAGGCGGAGGGCGCCACAAGGGCAATCTGATGGGTAAAACGGCGGATCAAAACACCATCGTGACGCCGATGATCGTGCCCATGACGGATGAGGCCCGGGCAAGGTTCAAGGCGCTCAGTGTCGAGTTGACGGGGGAGCTGCGGGCAGCCGCTGGTACGGCCTGTACGGCGATCCTGGCACGCATTGGTGAAAACGCGCTGAAGTTGGCATTGATTGTGGCGGTGGGGCGTGATCCTACGAAGCCTGAAATAGACCTGACCGCCACAGACTGGGCCATCGGTTTCGTTCAAAATTACGCACGGCAGACGATCGAGGCTGTCGAGCGGCATGTGGCCGATACTGAGGTTGAGGCGCATCTCAAACGGCTCAAGGAAATCATTCGGAATGCCGGGTCAAAGGGGATCACCAAATCTGAGATCACGCGGGCATCACAGTGGTTGAAATCCCGCGACCGAAATGAGATTCTGGAAACGCTGATCGAAGGCGGGGATATCACCACCGGCATGCGCGGTTCATCGACGAGGCAGGCCATGGTCTACCGAATGGCCAGATGGCATGGACCGTGGCGAGATACTTCAGGCCGCAAAATCAGACAGAAGGAATCGCCATGACGTACAACCTTCTGAAAGTAAGGCTGAAAACCCGTTCCTTCACGTCCTTCAATCTTTCAAGAGGATACCTATACACCTCGCGTGTTCGCGCGCGCGGTTTATAATAGAAAGAGAGACACCCTTTATATCTATATAATAATTGAATTATTATATATTACCAAGAGACCTCAACGAGTTAGACGAGCCAAACCTTCATTGGGGGTGCATTGAAGCCAAAGAAGAATTCGGCGGACGGCCCAGTCGTCCCGCACCTGACGTGACCAGACCACCCTTCGGGGCCTGGCGAGACCGCAGCCTTCACCGGCCAGCCCTCTCGCCTCGCTCGCCAAACCGAAGAGGAGGTCTGAATGACCCAACCCAACAACACCCCGCGCTGCATCCTGGCGCTCGACCTCGGCACCACCACCGGCTGGGCTATCCGTGGCTTTGACGGCCTGATCACCAGCGGTACGGCCAGCTTCAAGCCTGGCCGCTATGACGGTGGTGGCATGCGCTATCTGCGGTTCACCAACTGGCTGACCGAGCTGGACCGACTGTCCGGGCCGATCGCCACGATCTGGTTCGAGGAAGTTCGCCGCCACGCAGGAACTGATGCGGCCCATGTTTACGGCGGCCTCATGGCCTCACTGACCAGCTGGGGCGAACTCAGGGGCGTGCCATACGAGGGCGTGCCCGTTGGCACCATCAAGCGTCATGCCACCGGAAAGGGCAACGCACCCAAGCAGGCCATGATCGATGCCGCGCGTGCCCGGGGCTTCAGCCCTGCGGACGACAACGAGGCCGATGCCATCGCCATCCTGCTCTGGGCCATCGAGACGAAAGGGGGTGTGCGATGAGCGGCATGCGGTTCACCCCAAAGGGATACGGTGGTCACCGCCGCGACCCCGAGCAGGTCAAGCGGGATGGCTGGTATGAGCAGGGCGTGCTGGCTGTCAGCGTCCATGACGACCGTCTGACATGGCCTGAACGCGCATTGGTGGAACAGCTGGGTGCCAAACTCTATGGGCCACGTCCCGACAGGGAGGTGCGCAATGGGTGATCACATCTGGACCGCCGACGACGTGGCCGACCATTTCGAGGAAGCGTTCCGCACCCTCCGCAAGCTGCCACCGGTCAAGGCAAAGGGGTACTTCAACGCTTGGCCCGACTTCGTTCGGTCGAAGAAGGAGATCGCTGCCATGGAGCCGGAGCCCATGCGGGTCTGGCCGTCAGCGTTAGCCATCACGCGTCTGGAGCAGACGTTTGACTGGGTGCTTTGGATCGATGAGGCTGAGCGCAAGCTGATCTGGTCGCGTGCGGCGCGCGTGCCGTGGAAACAGATCAGTGGCGAGTTAGGGGTGGATCGTACCACTGCGTGGCGGAGGTGGCAGTTGGCGCTCACTAAGATTGCCGCGAGGTTGAATGCCTAATGACTCCAATGTGTTGCAACACTTTTGTTCTCGACACATGCAACATTTCCATGTTACCTGAAAGGCATAATGGGGAGAGTACGTTGGAAGACGGCTCTCCCCGTTTCCTTTTGGGCGGCTGATGGTTCGTAGGTCTGCAACCGCCTACCGGTTGATCGATAAAAACCGTCTCCGCCCAAAATGTTGCATCATCTAACCCATTGATATTGAACGGGTCCTTCCTGTTCGCAACCGTATACGGGGGGGCGAAGCGCGCAATATCGCCAGCGACAGGGCCGTTTTTTTGGGAAGCCACCCCAGCAGGCATCCACCCCCTGCCCTGCTAAAAACCACAACAAAACAAACTCTTGGAGCCGAACACCCCGGTGGCCGCTGGACCCTTTACGGAGTCCAGGCTTGCTGCCGGTGTCCGGAGTCCAGGGTATCCACTACATTGAGGCGAACCGACATCATGACGCTGAGCTTTGCTCCGGACGCAATCGAGACCTGGCCGCTGGCCAAGCTCCAGCCCTACGCGAAAAACGCGAAGACGCACGGCGCGGATCAGGTCGCGAAGATCGCTGCCAGCATGGCGGAGTTCGGCTGGACGGTGCCGTGCCTCGTCGCCGATGACGGAGAACTGATCGCGGGCCATGGTCGCGTCCTGGCCGCGACGCAGTTGGGGCTGACCGAAGCGCCGGTTATCGTGCTGGGCCATCTGACTGAGGCGCAGCGCCGGGCTTACCGCATCGCGGACAACAAGCTGGCAGAGAGCCCTTGGGATGAGGCGCTGCTGTCGGCCGAGCTGAACGAACTGCTGGCCGAGGATTTCGACCTGTCGCTCATCGGCTTTGATGACGGTGAACTGGAGGCCCTGCTAAATGGCGAGGTCGATCCTGAAACCGCATCCCGCGAGGGCGAGGACGATGTTCCAGAGACGCCAGAAACCCCGATCAGTCGGCCTGGCGATCTATGGGTGCTGGGCAAGCATCGGCTGCTCTGCGGTGATGCGACCATTGCCACCGATGTCGAAAGGGTGCTGGGCGACGTGAAGCCGCTTCTGATGGTCACCGATCCGCCCTACGGCGTCGAATACGATCCCGGCTGGCGCAACAAGGTAGGTGCCGCTGCGACCAAGCGTACCGGCAAAGTGTTGAACGACGACCGCGCTGACTGGCGTGAGGCCTGGGCGCTGTTCCCGGGAGACGTCGCCTATGTTTGGCACGGGGCGTTGCACGCGACCACGGTCGCCGACAGCCTGATCGCCTCCGGCTTCAACATCCGATCGCAGATCATCTGGGCCAAGGACCGGCTGGTGCTGAGCCGCGGCGATTATCATTGGCAGCACGAGCCATGCCTCTATGCCGTGAAGAAAACCGGCAAGGGCCATTGGGCTGGTGACCGCAAGCAGACCACGCTCTGGCAGATCGCAAACAAGGATCAGGATGCTGAAACCGTTCACGGGACGCAGAAGCCCGTTGAATGCATGCGGCGGCCGATGCTGAACAACTCCAGTCCGGGTCAAGCGATCTACGAGCCCTTCATGGGATCGGGCACCACGCTGATCGCGGCGGAAACCACGGGCCGGGTCTGCCTCGGGATCGAATTGAACCCTGCCTATGTCGATGTCGCTGTGGAGCGATGGCAGCAGTTTACTGGGAAGGATGCCATTCTTGACGCCGATGAAAGGACCTTTAATGATTTGAAGGCGGAGCGCGTTTGTCCATGAAACAGTCACGCTTCATGTCACTTGTCGAGTCCGTCGCCAACGTGATCGTCGGCTACGTGCTGGCTATTGCAACGCAGATCGTGGTGTTCCCGTGGTTCGGGATCGAGGCGGGCTTCGCTGAACATCTGACCATTGGTCTCGTATTTGTCGGCGTCTCTTTGCTGCGAGGCTATTTGTTGCGTCGATTGTTCGAAGCGGTCACGCATCTAGCAAGGTTCGGTGGCAGGGAACCCTTACCTCCACGATACACCCGCTTTCCTGCAGATTCAGGGCGGCCTCGCGAGCGTTGACCAAACTCCGCAAATGGATCAAGCACAGCCCGGAAATGAGGGGGCAGTATGGAACAAACTGGAGATATTCGGGCAAAGCTTGAGAAGCTTGAAGCGCTCTTTGCGCGCGGAGCAACCGCAGGCGAACGCGCGGCGGCCGGTGCGGCGCTTGATCGGCTGACATCAAAGATGACAAACGCCACCGATGAGGGGGCCACCGAACTGCAATACTCGCTTCCAGACCGCTGGGCAGTTCGGATTTTCGTGGCGCTCTGCCGCAAACACGGGGTCAAGCCCTATCGCTACCCGCGCCAGCGTCGAACTACGGTGATGGTGCGGGTGCAGCCAGACGCTTTCGAGCGGACGGTCATGTCGGAATTCAAGACACTGCACGGTGAGCTTGTCGCGTATTTCCAGCACACGGTGGATCATCTGATCGCTGATGCCATGAGATCTGACGGAGACGACTCGAACATGGAGACGCCCCAGATCGGGCGCTAAAAAAATGGGCCAGCACCTGGCTGGCCCAGTTGTAAGGCAAAGGCAGCAGGCGGTGCTGCCGGACTGTTTCATAACAGGCGGTTGTCACCGATTCTGAAAGGAAAATATCAACATATAGTACATCTGGTGACCTGCAGCTCTTTATGTGGTGATTTCGTAGCGTCGTGGCTGTCCATCGAGCTTCTTTGACGTGATCTCGAGGCCAAGCTTCTTCTTCAGCGCGCCGGACATGGCACCACGAATCGTATGTGACTGCCAGTTCGTCGCTGCCATGATCTCCTCGATGGTTGCGCCTTCCGGCGCGCGCAGCATGACGATCAGCGTGGCCTGCTTGGTGCCCTCGCGCGGCGTGCGCGCCTTGGGCACAGCCTCAGTCTCGGTCGGCGCGTCCGTCGCGCCCGCAGGCGCGGTGTTCGCGTTCTCGGGCTCGATGCCGATGGCGGCGAGGCCTGCGTCGGTGGCGACCAGCGTGACGCCGTGGCCGTCTCCGGTCTCGCGCCAGATGGGTTCGCCCTTGCGCATGTCGGCTTCGACCTCTTCGAGGAAGCCCTTGGTGAGCATGGCGCTGACCACCTTGGCGGCAGCCCCGCCGCGCAGGCTCTCGAGCAGCGGCAATGCAATGCGGTCCGCGTTCTGGGCTGCGCGGGACAGGATGATCGTCTGGGTATCGGAAAGTTTGGTCATGGGGTCGGCTCCGTGTTCGGACCGCGACCGTCGCGGTCTCCTACGACCCCAAGCCGCGCATCGGCGCGGCTGGAGCTCGGGCGTCGGCCCGAGGTCAGATCAGGCCGAGGTCTCGCAGCAGCGCTGCGGCGTCGGGCAGTCGGTCGGTGGCGACGTCGATTGCGATTGTCATGCTGTCGGCGGTGAGGCGCGCGGGAATGTCGGCTTCCTCGCGGAGCAATGCTGCGATCTCGTCAAGGACCTCCGGTATGCGGCTAGTGTCCCAAGGCTCGTTGAGGCCGCGAATGGCGATGCAGATGGTGCTGGTTTCCATGGCGTTTGCTCCGTTCATTCCCCGTGCTCGCCTTCGCTGAAGGCGCTGTCGGTGATGCGCTTCAGGAGGCTTGCGTAATGCTCAAGGGTGCCGACATGGCCCCAGTTGATCTCGTCGGGGTGGGCGTTGAAGTGGTCGTCGCTCAGGCTTGCCAAGCGGGCCAGCATCTCGTCGATCTCGGTTTTCTTGCCCATGAAGGCGTTCAATGCCGCCTCCTTGTTGCGACGCGCCTTCTCTGCACGCAGTTGGTGGCGGGGTGTGGTGATCGGGTTCAGGCGGGTCATCGTGGCGGCTCCGTGGTGAGTTGCATCGTTTTCGTAGGATCACGTTCGCTCCGCTGCAGAGGCTTATCAACATCATAAGCACAGGATATTGAATGATAATCGGAGTGCGCAATGGAGGGTCTGAGCGAACGCCAATACGCCGCCCGCGTCGGGCTGTCCCGGGGCGCGATCCAGAAGGCGAAGGCCGCCGGGCGGCTGGTTCTGCATGACGATGGTAGCATCGACGCGATGGCCAGCGATGCTCTGCGCGCTGAAACAACCGATCCTTCCAAGACGAGGAAACCGCCGCAGCCGAAACTGCGGCCTGTGCCGGAGGTGGCGGTTACCGCCGTCGGTGATACGCTCCGCGAGCAGGGTTTGTCTGCGCTACCGGTCGGCGGGGGAACAACGTTTCTGCAGGCCAAGACTGCCAACGAGGTGCTGAAGGCGCAGGAACGGCGGATCCGGCTGCAGAAACTGAAAAGCGAATTGGTCGACCGGGCGCGGGCCGAGACGCTGATGTTCCGGCTTGCGCGAGAAGAGCGCGACGTGTGGGTGACCTGGCCTGCGCGCGTCGCCGCGCTGATGGCTTCGGAACTGACGGCTGCGGTCGGGGATGGGTTCGAGGTGGAGGCGGCGCAGATGCAGAAGGTTCTGGAGGCCCATGTCCGCGCCCAACTCGAAAGTCTCGCGGAAATCCGGCCCGGGCTTGGATGACGATGTCTTCGCGTTCGAGGGCGCCGGGGCTCTGGTTCGTGCCTGGTCGCGCGGGGTGCAGCCTGATCCAGACCTGACGGTTTCGGAGTGGGCCGACCGGCACCGCATGTTGGCGTCGCGTGCCTCGGCTGAGCCCGGGCGCTACCGGACCGCGCGCACGCCCTACATGCGCGAGATCATGGATCGGTTGAGTCCCAGTGATCCGACGCAGCGCATCGTGTTCATGAAGGCCGCACAGGTTGGTGCGACGGAAGCGGGCAACAACTGGATTGGCTTCACAATCCACCACGCGCCGGGGCCGATGCTGGCGGTCCAGCCGACGGTGGAACTGGCGAAACGCAACTCGCGCCAGCGGATCGACCCGCTGATCGACGAAAGCCCGGACCTGCGGGAGCGGGTCAAACCGGCGCGGTCGCGGGACGCGGGCAATACGATGCTGTCAAAGGAATTCGCAGGCGGCATCCTGATCATGACGGGCGCGAACTCGGCGGTTGGGCTGCGGTCCACCCCGGCGCGCTATATCTTCCTCGACGAGGTTGATGCCTATCCAGCCTCGGCCGACGAGGAAGGTGATCCGGTCTCGCTGGCGGAGGCCCGGTCGCTGACCTTCTCGCACCGGCGCAAGGTGTTCCTGGTGTCGACCCCGACAATCCGGGGCCTGAGCCGGATCGAGCGGGAGTTCGAGGCCAGCGACCAGCGCCGGTTCTTCGTGCCCTGCCCACATTGCGGGGCGATGCACTGGTTGAAGTTCGAGCGGCTGCGATGGGAGACCGGTCAGCCGGAGACGGCTGAATACTTCTGCGAGGGGTGCGAGACGGCCATCGCCGAGCACCACAAGACGGCGATGCTGGAAGCAGGCGAGTGGCGGGCAACGGCCATTTCTGCCGATCCGGCAACGGTCGGATATCATCTTTCGGCACTCTATTCGCCGGTAGGCTGGCTCAGCTGGCCCCGGATTGCACGGGCGCATGAGACGGCACGGGGGTCGGACGAGGCAATGCGGGCGTTTCGCAACACCATCCTTGGCGAGACCTGGATGGAGACCGGCGAGGCGCCGGACTGGCAGCGGCTGGCAGACCGCCGCGAGACCTGGGACGCAGGCGGCGTTCCAGCGGGTGGGCTGTTTCTGACTGCTGGCGCGGACGTCCAGAAAGATCGGATCGAGGTGGATGTCTGGGCCTGGGGTCGCGGCCTCGAAAGCTGGCTCATCGACCATCTGGTCTTCGAGGGTGGCCCCGGCGATCCTGCTTGCTGGCAGCAACTGGCCAACTTGCTCGGCCAGACATGGATGCATGTTTCTGGTCAGCCGATGACACTGGCCCGTCTTGCCATCGACACGGGCTATGAGACCAGCGCCGTCTATGCCTGGTCGCGGCAGGTCGGCTTTGCGCAGGTCGCGCCGGTGAAAGGCGTCGAGGGGTTCAACCGCACCAGCCCGGTGACGGGCCCGACCTTCGTGGACGCGACCATTGCCGGTAAACGGCTCCGGCGTGGCGCGCGGCTCTGGACCGTCGCGACCTCGACCTTCAAGGCAGAGACCTATCGCTTCCTGCGCCAGGACCGGCCGACGCGGGAAGAACTTGAGGCCGGGCAGCTTTGTCCGCCCGGCACAGTCCACCTGCCGAATTGGGCGGACGGCGAGTGGCTGAAGCAGTTCACCGCCGAGCAGCTGGTGACCGTGCGCACAAAACGCGGCTTTGCCCGGCTGGAATGGCAAAAGCTGCGCGAACGCAACGAGGCGCTGGACACGCGAGTCTATGCCCGCGCCGCCGCCTGGATCCTCGGGGCCGATCGCTGGCCAGAGGCGCGGTGGGCCGATCTGGAACGGCAGGTGGCGCCGCCGAACCACAACGAAGAGACAGGCACGGTGAAACCTAAGTTGGCTAGCGCGACTGCACGGCGGCGGAGCGTGCGGTCGAGTTATATGGGCTGAACGCCTAAATGAGTTGCATGTCAGTCGGACCGCGCGGTTTATTGCAACAGATCATCGATGGCATCGCTGATCAGGAATTTACGATAGCGACCGCCAACAGGCACTCCGTTTCCGTCAATCGTTTCACGCAACAGAGCTTCAAAAGAGGCAAAGTCGGTGTAATAAGCTGGAAGTTTTTCATTCTGCATGTCCACGCGAATGCTCTCCAACATATCTTCCAGCCCAAGCTCTGCGATCGAAGTCATCCAGGATATCATCACATCGTCTGGAGCATCAGGGCACAATTTTCGGAATTTCCTGAAGAAATTCTCGATTTGTTTCCTTTGCTCCGGATGCGCGAGAGAGACAAGGACGAGCGCATTCATGAATGCCCCCCGCACAAACTCATCAGCACGTGGATTGCATGCAGCGTCACAAAGTGGCGCCAAGTCTCCGTCAAATACGCTGGCAAGTATGCGGTAGCTTCCGCTTTCGGTGGCGTGATCGCCAAGGAGATGCTCGACGATTGGCGATGGTCGGGACAGCAGCCGGACAAATGGTCTGTATGCGAATGGCTCTCGCCACTCGCCCAGCAAGAAAAGACTCGGGAGCAAAGCGTTCAATTCGAGCGGATCCATCTCACGCATGGATTGGTGCCCAAGCCGCGTGACCAGATCGACAAACAAAGGACCCATGGCTTTGCGCTGCTTGCGCGCTGCCATTAGCGTGGCTCTGAGATGCACATCGTGTTGCATCAAATCGTGCATAATTTCTGTGGGCGTCATGGTTTCTCTTTCGACTGGTCGCACGTTGGAAACGTTGAAACGGGTTTCACAGAAAGGTCAATACAGATGCCGACGATCACTGACCTTCGCGCCCGCCGCGAGGCTCTTTCTACGCAGCGATCGTCTGGCGTGGCGCGCGTCAGTTATGACGGCAAGACGGTGGACTACCGCAGTGTGGCGGAAATCGACCGGGCTATCGAGGCGCTCGACCGTGAGATCGCGGCCGCCGAGGGACGACGGATCGTGCGGCAGGTCCGCGTGACGACAGCGAAAGGGCTGTAATCTATGGGCCTGTTCGACCGTTTCCGTCGCCGTCCCTCTGGCGATCCTGCCGCTGTGTCAGCGCGGCTTGAAGGCGCGATGTCCAAACGTCGGCTTCGCGGCTGGAACCCGCCGCTCGAGAATATCAACGCCTTGGTCGCCTCGGGCGGCCCGCGTCTCCTGGCACGATCGCGGGAACTGGTGGTCACCAACGGCTACGCCGCCAATGCCTGCGAGGCTTTCGCTGCAAACCTTGTTGGCGATGGGATCAAGCCCTCGTCGCTGATCGGGGATGCCGCGATACGGGATCGGGTCCAGCAACTCTGGCTCGCCTGGACCGATGAGGCCGACGCAGACGGGTTGACCGATTTCTATGGCCTGCAGGCTATGGTGGCGCGGGAGATGTTCGTGGCGGGCGAATGCTTCGTGCGGCTGCGGCCACGGCGCGCGGAGGACGGCTTGCTGGTGCCAATGCAGTTGCAATTGCTTCAGTCGGAGATGCTGCCCTTCGAGAAGGCGGAGGCTGCAGGCAACGGCAATCGCATCCGCTGCGGAATCGAGTTTGACGGCATTGGACGGCGCGTGGCCTATCACTTCCGCCGCCGCCATCCGGGCGACAGCACCGATCAGGGGGCGGTGATCCCGGAAACGGTGCGCGTGCCCGCCGAGGATGTGCTTCACATCTACCGCCCCATTGACGCGGGCCAGATTAGGGGCCTGCCGCATGTGGCGCCCGCCATGGTGCGGCTGTTCCTGCTGGACCAGTACGATGACGCGGAACTGGACCGGAAGAAGACCGCGGCGATGTTCGCGGGGTTCATCACCAAGACCGCGCCGGAAGACCCGATGATGGGTGAGAGTGAGGCCGATCTGGACGGGGCGGCAATCGCCAGCCTTGAGCCGGGCACGATGCAGGTTCTGCTGCCGGGCGAGGACGTAAAGTTCTCCAGCCCCGCCGACGTGGGTGGCGGCTACGAGGCGTTCCAATACCGGACGCTGCTCTCGATCGCGGCCTCGGTTGGTCTGCCCTATCATCTGGTCACCGGGGATGTGCGGCAGGCGAACTATTCGAGCCTGCGGGCCGAACTCGTGGAGTTCCGCCGCCGCATTGGCCAGTTGCAACATGGGGTGATGGCCCACCAGCTGTGTCGTCCGATCTGGCGGCGCTGGCTGGAGACAGCCGTGTTGTCGGGCGCGCTGGATATCTCGGACCCCATCGCGGCGCGGCCGGTTCAGTGGATCCCACCGCGCTGGGACTGGGTCGATCCGCTGAAGGACATCCAGGCCCAAGTGCTGGCGATGGAGGCAGGGATCACCTCGCGCCGGAAGGTCGTCGAGGCCACCGGCTACGACGTTGAGGAAGTTGACCGCGAGAACGCGGCCGATGCCAAACGCGTCGCCGATTTGGGTCTCAGCTACCGCACCAGTCCCGGCGAGACACAGGGCGCGCGGGCCACACCGACCCGGACGCCGGAAACAGATGGCGAAGGCGACGGGGCCGCCGCTCAATCGCAACAGGAGTAACACCATGAACACTTGGTACAGGATCCGCGCCCAGGCTTCGGGAGCGGAAGTGCTGATCTATGACGAAATCGGTGCCTATGGCATCAGTGCCAAGGGATTTCTGGCCGAGCTGGGTGCGCTGCCGAATGACGCCCCCATCGATTTGCGCCTCAACAGCCCGGGCGGGTCGGTCTTCGATGCGGTGGCGATTTACAATGCGCTGATCCGTCATGCCGGCACTGTCACCGTCTGGATTGACGGGATCGCTGCCTCGGCTGCGAGCTATATCGCCATGGCCGGCGATGAGATCGTGATGCCGGAAAACGCTTTTCTGATGATCCACGACCCGAGTGGCATCGTCATGGGCACGGCGGCGGACATGCGGGACATGGCCGGCACCCTGGACAAGATCGCAGCCAGCATGACGCGAGGCTATGCCGCAAAATCCGGCAAGTCGGAGTCGGAGATCGCGGCGCTGCTGACGGCTGAGACCTGGTTTGATGCGCAAGACGCGCTCGATGCAGGCTTGGCCACCCGCCTGTCAGAACCCGTGCGCATTGCCGCCAGCTTCGACATTGGCCGGTTCCGCAATGCGCCACCCGAACTGGTTGAAGTTGTGACGGCAGAAAGTGCGGCACCTGAGGCCGACATTGCTGCAGACGACAATGACGTTGCGGGGCGTGATGATCCGCCACCTGTGCCCGACCAAGCGACCAAGGTTCCCGTCGGGAACGTTGATCCGGGCGCTCCCGTCGACGAGTCAGCGACGCCACAGAAGGGAGTTTCTAACGGCAGCGTCCCCTCGGATGACAAAAGCCCAAGCACTGTTGCAGCCGCCAACACTGCTTCGGATGCCAGCGCCATCCGCGCTTCAGCCATGGCCCAAGCCCGCGCTGTCGTCGATCTTTGCCGCCTTGCAGGCCAGCCACAGATGGCCGGGCGCTTCCTCGAACAGGACGCCGACCTCGACGAGGTGCGCACAGCGTTGCTGGCCGCAAAGGCCGAGGCAGACCCCGAGATTGCCGCCCATCACCCGCAACCGGGCCGCAGCTCTTCCGCGCGCCCCTGGGGCGAGATCGTCGCCCGCACCTTCAAATTGAAAGGGTAATCCCATGACCACGCTCACCGAGACCACGCATCCCGGAGGCTTCCTCGTCTGGGAAGCCTTCCGCGACTACACCCGCGAAGCCGTCACCGTTGCGTCTGGCACGCTCGATCCGGGCACAGTGCTGGGCAAGATCACCGCGTCTGGTAAATACGCCGCCCATGATCCCGCCGCCGTCGATGGGACAGAAACCGCCGTGGCGGTGCTCTGGGGCAAGGCCGACGCAGCTGGTGGCGATGCGCCAGCCGTCGCGTTGGTCCGGGGCCCGGCCATCGTCAACCGCCACGACCTCGTCTTCGCAGGTACGCCCAGCGAGGGCGAAATCGCTGCTGCTTACACAGCGCTACTCGCCGCCGACATCCTCGTCCGCTGATCCACATTCTCAGGAGGCATTCCCATGGCCACTATGGACATCTTCGAAGGCGATGCCTTCACCATCATTGAACTCACCCGCGCGCTGGAAAACATTCCCTACAAACCCGCGACCCTGTCTGGGTCGGGTCTGTTCGGTGCGCGAGGCGTCCGCTCGCGCACCGTCGTGATCGAGAGCCGGGACGGCACGCTGTCGCTGATCCCGTTCTCGGAACGCGGCTCGGCCTATGATCAGCAGATCCCCGAACGCCGCGATGTGCGGGCCTTCGTCTGCCGCCAGTTCAAGAAGCAGGACGTGATCTGGGCCTCTGAAATCCAGCAGGTGCGCGATTTTGGCACCGAGTCCGCCACCCAGCAGGTCCAAGCCGAAGTCGCCCGCAAGCTGGGCCGTCTGCGCAACGATGCGGAGACCACCTTCGAGTATCACCTGTTCAACGGTATCCAAGGGTTGGTGAAGGACCCGCGCGATGGGGCCACCGTGGTGAACTACTTCACCGAATTTGGCATCTCCCCGGCCACCGAGGTGGACTTTGACCTCGATAACGCCACCCCCGCCTCGGGTGCGCTGCGCAAACGTTGCCAGGCGCTGATCGAAAGCGTCGAGGAGACAATGGGCGGGCTCGCCACTGGCGCCATCGCGCTGCGTGCGGAATGCGGCTCGGCCTTCTTTGCCGATCTGGTGGCGCACAAGGAGGTGCGTGAGACCTACCTCAACACTGCGGCCGCCGCCGATCTGCGCTCGCGTGTCGCCGACGAGGTCAGCTTCGGCGGCATCACCTTCCGCCGTTACCGAGGTGGCGCGGGCTTTGGCGTCGCGACGGACAAGGCGGTGTTCTATCCCGAGGCGGTCGATGGGCTGTTCGAAATCTACCACGCCCCCGCCGATACCTTCGAGACGGTGAACACTTTGGGTCAGTCGCTTTACGCGCGGATGATCCCCGACCGGGATCGTGACGAATGGATCCGCCTTGAGATCGAGTCGAACCCGCTGCCGATCTGCACTCGCCCACAAGTGCTGCGCTCGGCAAGGCGGACGTGATGTCTGCCTTCGACGCCGCCGTCGACTTGCTGTTCGCCGACCCGAACATCGGGCGCGAGGCGATCTACACCTCCGACGGCGGCGCGCCCATGCTGGTGCGCGTCGTCTCGCGGCAGGCTGATGCGATCACCGACTTTGGCGATGCCCGCCTTTGGTCGGAAACGACCCGGATAGACCTACGCGTCGCGGAGGTTCCAGCCCCGCGGCCTGGCGACCGCATCGAGATCGACGGCGAAGCCTTCCTCATTCAGGGCGAGCCCGTTCGTGACCGGGAACGATTGGTCTGGACCGTGGACTTGAGGCCCGCGTGAAACTGAAGCTCGACATCGATCCGGATATCGTGGCGATGATGGCAGCCGAGGTCGCAGCGGGCGAACACGCGGTGACAGCCGCCATGCGCGAGGCCGGGACCGGGCTCAAGACTGCCTGGCGCACGCAGATTACTGGCGCGGGGCTCGGACGGCGGCTCGCCAACTCAATCCGAAGCCAGAATTTCCCGCGGTCGGGCGAAAGCCTTGATGCGGCTGCGCTGGTCTGGTCCAAGGCCCCGGTCATCGTTGGGGCGCATGACACCGGCCCGCTGATCCGCTCGAAGGACGGCTTCTGGCTGGCGATCCCGCTGCCCGCCGCAGGCAAATCCACACGCGGTGGCCGTATCACCCCCGGCGAATGGGAACGACGCCGCGGTCTGCGCCTGCGCTTCGTCTATCGCCGAACGGGTCCGAGCCTGCTTGTGGCGGAGGGACGGCTGAATACCAAGGGTCAGGCGGTGGTGTCACGTTCAAAGACCGGCCGAGGCAAGGTCACCGCGCCGATCTTCCTGCTGGTGCCGCAGGTCAAGCTGCCGAAGCGACTGAACCTCGCGCAGGATGCGGACCGGGCGTTGGATGGCGTGCCGGGGCTGATCGTGGCGAATTGGGTGGACGGGCGGATCTAGCCGCCCGTCACGGCAGGTATTGCGGCTTACCTCACTGAACGCGTTGAGCAGAGGCTGCAGAGATTTGACCACCCGCATCGGTGATGGCTTCCTGCAGTATTTCGTGCAAACGGTTTAAGAAAAGCCGTGCATCAGCGTTCATTGCGGCACTAATTCTTGGGGCTGCGTTTTCATGGATTGTCTCAATGGCACGGGCACGAAGTGTCGCGGATCCCCACCCACTATAGTCAAAAGCGTCCCGCCAGCCCGCAACTTGGTCATCTGTCAGGCGGCTCTTTGTCAGATCGTAGAGTCGTCCGAACACGGCCCTTCTGATGCGGTCAAGTGCTAGTTCACGTTCTTCGTCGTCCAAAGGCAGGCGGGTCCATCCAGATGGACGTTCCAACCACTTCGAAGCCTCCTCCTGAAGTCTCGCGAGGAGGTCAGCTACGGGGGTAAGATCGTCGTATTCGTCGGCCCATCGGGATGCAAGTCGGCGGCTGAGTGCTTTGATACGGGTCCAGTGCTCCTTGGATATGCCGTCATGATAAGCAAGACCAAGTTTCGCGCGCCAAGGATCGCGAAACGCATCAATCGCGTCATGCATCGCGATTTCCAACCCTTTGAGATCGTAGATTGGGCTACAGTCTGTCTCGCCGTTGGGGGATGAAGCTGCCTGCATCATCTCGATCAGTTGTTCCAGTTGTCGCTTGAAGCCACCAGGCAGCTTGGAAGTCGGTTTGTCCAAGCCGCCTAAGAAAATGGAATTTGCGTCTACCTGGCGTTCGATGGCACCTGCCACGCCAGCACCAACGATGTCTCGTAGGTTTGCTACCGCGTTTCCTACTGAGCTGAGAACGTGATCCCGCTTCTGGTCAAATGAGCCCAAGTTGGCACCCTTGACCTGATCGAAGTGCGTGAACGCAATCGCCAGTTTGTCGGAAAAGCCAGAACTCCCGACAGCACGTAACAATGCCAATGGTGCCGCCTGCATTGGCTGCTGCGCGTTGTCGACCAGCAGAATCATGTTTACTTTCGAGAACTTATTGGTTACGCGCGTCGACACGGACGAAACGCTGCTCGCAGTATGCCCAAGTCCTTGACCATCCAGAAGGACAAGCTTTAGCTCGGCGGTGTCGCCACCAAGATCTGGATAGAGGGGCCCTTGGACACGGATGCCGTCCACCAATGGCGTCAGCAAGCGACCGAACTGCTTGTGGTGGTTGCTGGAAAACCAGCGTACGGCGGAGAGAAATTCGTCACGATCCGGGCTACCAAACGTCCAGATGATCGGCCAGTCGGTCGCGGAGCGCTCTGTGTTGCCGACATCAATGCGGGCGAAGCGATCTGTCACTTCATCCATGATATCGAGAGCAACGCTAGAGAACTTTGGATTTCGGAATGCCTCGACGCCAAAAAGCTCAAGCCAAGTAGCGCGATCATCAGCTGTCTTCTGATCCTTGAGTTTGCCGAGGGTCGCTTCAAATGATGAACCTGTGTCTTGGCTCAGTTCCTTAATCGCCGAGACCAAACTATTAAGGCAAGCGTGCTGATGCTCGATTTCCTCTGACGAAACTGTTTCGTCGTCATCTATCGCCGCCTCGGGTGTTCCGTCGTCTTCAAAGGAGAAATCATCATCATCACTTTCGACAGAGGTCTTCCAAGCGCCGAGAATATACGACAGACGAAAGCGCTGTTCGCGATGCTCCAGTAACGCAGCGGCGATCTTGGGATCCGGCTTGCCCTGAATCGCTTCTAAGCAAGCTTCTTCTATGCATTCATCGACATGAGCGCGAACCTCATGCTCGGGCATGAAAGTCACTGCAGCGGCGAATTCCCCGGGAGAGGCGACTATTTCGATGTCAGCAGTTGTTGTTTTGGCCGTTGATGTGGATGGAAACCGATCCTTTTCGGGATCTGATCCGATGATATGGCGTAGCAAGGTCGTTTTTCCTGCCCCGGTGGTCCCCAAAAATAGAATAGTGCCATAGCCATCATCGACAGAAGGCAAAGGGATTACATCAGATCGCCTTCCTTCGGCGTCGTGAGCAACTACTTCGATACCGTCGAAAAATGCCGAAACCACGACTGAATCGAAACGGAATTCTGCGTCCTTGCGGCGATCACCGCTCCACCAGGATTCATCCTGAAGAAGTCCGTTCAACTGCCCAACAAGGAGATCGGCCGCAGCATCGTCTGAGGTCCCGAGACCCTTCCTAATCTTGAGGCCCCATTCGCCGCGACTGTCCGTGCGAGCCGGATGTCGGAATGTGACGCTCCAACCGGGACGGTTCGATCTTGACTTGGATGCCGTAAATTTGCGATCAGACATGACGTTGTTCTCCGTTGTACCAAGCCTTTCTACGGCCGATCTAGAAGCACGTCAATCCGATTCGGAACAACGAAGAACAACATGGGAGCGCATCCAGTTTTATGCCCACCTCTCGCGAAACCATCCTCGCCGCGCTGAATGCGCGGCTCTTGGCTCTGCCCTCCACCGCTTTGCGCGGCGAGGTGCTGCCCGAGCGCGTGCCAGCCGATGGGCTGCTGATTTTGCGCGATGGCGAACCTGGCGAGCCCGAGGTGACTCTGTCCCCGTTACGATACCACTACCAGCACCGTGCCGAGATCGAGGCGGTCGCGCAGGGCACGGACCGTGACGCGGTCTTCGACACGCTGACCGCAAGCATCGGCGCGGCGATTGCCGCCGACCGAACGCTGGGCGGCCTTTGCGACTGGGTCGAGGCAGAAGCGCCGCGCCCGGTCGATTTGCCTGTCGAGGGCGCGGCCAGCCTGAAGGCCGCCGTCATTCCGGTGATGCTGTACTATTCCATGGCCGATCCGCTGGCCTGATCCCGACAATCCAAGGAGAACACGATGGCACGAGCCCAAGGGGCGCGGGCGCAGATGGCGCTTGCGTTCGAGACGAGTTATGGAACGCCGCCCATAGGCGGTTTCACGAAAATGCCCTTCGCGAGCACGTCGCTCGGCGCGGAGCAGCCGCTGCTGAACTCGGAATTGCTGGGCTACGGCCGCGATCCACTGGCGCCGATCAAGGATGCGGTGACGGCTGACGGTGATGTCGTCGTGCCGCTTGATGCCGAGGCCTTCGGGTTCTGGCTGAAGGCGGGTTTTGGCGATCCGACCACGACCGGGACCGGCCCCTGGGCCCATGAGTTCCAGTCGGGGTCCTGGACACTGCCCAGCATGTCGATCGAGACCGGCATGCCCGAGGTGCCGCGTTTTGCGATGTATTCGGGCTGCGTGCTCGACCAGATCAACTGGCAAATGCAGCGATCCGGTCTGCTGACTGCAACGGCCCGACTGGTGGCGCAGGGCGAGACGGTGGGCACGACCACCAGTGCAGGCACGCCTGCCGCCCTCGAATTGCAGCGCTTCGGCCATTTCAACGGGGCTATCACGCGCAATGGCTCGGCCCTCGGCAACGTCGTCTCGGCCGACATCACCTATGCCAACAATCTCGACCGGATCGAAACCATCCGCTCGGACGGTCGCATCGACGGGGCGGATCCCTCCATCGCCGCGCTGACCGGCTCCATCGAGGTCCGGTTCGCCGATCAG